ATAGATGCCATGCGAGACTGGAGTGATGCTGAAGATTTCGTCGAAGGTATTTGGTTGATGCTTAATCAAGAAGAACCTAAAGAATACGTCCTTTCTTCAAATGAGACTCACACTATTCGTGAATTTGTCGAGGAAGCTTTTAATTTTGTTGGCTTTGGTTCTGAGAAGTGCCGTTGGGATGGTCATGGAGTTAATGAAAAATACATGCATGAAGATAAGATTTTAATGCAGATCAATCCTGAATTCTATCGTCCTGCTGAAGTACACTTGCTGTTAGGGGATTCTTCGTTGGCAAGAAGGGAGCTTGGTTGGGAGCCTAAAATTGATTTCCTTGAATTAGTCAGGAAAATGGTTGCAAACGACATTGATGCATATTAGTATACCTCTATGCCAAGAGGTAAAAAGCAATGCCCTAGCTGCGAAGCTTTATTAGGAGTAAGGACTTCTACGTGTGATTGTGGTTACGTCTTCCCCGAGAAGAAGAAAGACGATGAACCAAAAATCAACAAGAAAGAAATATTAAAGAGGCTTGTTTCCGAGCCTTCTAGTAATAAGCGTATGTTCTACATGCGCGAAATGAAGATGTTGAATGATCTTTGTGAGAGGTACTCTCTTGAGTTCATGAATGTTATGACTTTCTTCAAGAAGCTTGATTCTCTGTCTTATTTGGTTAGCCCCAAGCTTAAAGATACTTTGGATAAAAAATTTAGAGCCTTCAATTATAGTCTTGACAAAAACAAGTATCCTGAGTATTCTCTGGGCGAGAAGATTGGGGATGACAAGCCAATCGAAGTCAAAAATAAAACAATTAAGGATTTTTTAAATGAGTAAAGTCACCAAAGAAGCGCAAGATGATCAAAAGTTAATGGGTAGTTTTTTAAAAGCTAATAAAGAGGACCATTACAATTTTGAAGATGAGATTAATTACAAAGTATCAAGTGGTTCACTTCAATTTGACCTACAGCTAGGAGGGGGTTTCGGACCCGGACTTCATAGATTTGTGGGTATGAATGAAGGAGGTAAGACTTCAGAATCTCTTGAGGTTATGAAAAATTTCCTCAAACAAATCCCAAATTCTAAAGGAGTTTTTGTAAAAGCTGAAGGAAGACTTTCTCCAGAAATGAGGGAAAGGAGCGGTGTGAAGTTTGTGTATACCGCTGAAGAATGGGTTGATGGCACTTGTTTTGTTTTTGAATCTAATATTTACGAGACTGTTGTAGAGCTTTTCCGAGAGCTTGTTTCTAAGAACGATAGTAATAAGAAATACTGTTTCTTGTTGGATTCTGTCGATGGCTTAATCACTAAAAACGATATCAATAAGAGCTTCGAAGACTCGGCTAAAGTTGCTGGGGGTGCAGTTATTGCTGGCACATTTATGAAGAAGATGTCAATTGCTCTCGCAAAAAGAGGTCATATGGCAATCTTTATTTCCCAAGTTAGAGCTGATATTAAGCTTGATCCATATTCTAAAGCTCCAGTCAGACAGACTACAGCTACTGGAGGAAATGCTTTGCTACACTTTGCTAATTGGATTATTCAATTCGAAGCTAGATACGCTGGAGATAACATTCTAAAGAATGCGTCGATTAAGAAAATGGACTCAAAGAATCCTGCTATTGGTCATATCGCTAAAGTGGTAGTTAAAAAATCCCCCAACGAGAAAACCAATATGGTAGTGAGCTATCCAATTAGGTATGGCCGTAAAAATGGTACATCGATCTGGGTAGAAAAAGAGATAGTTGATTTACTATACGCTTGGGAGTTTGTTAAAAAAGCTGGCCCTTGGATTTCTTTTACAGAGGACTTTAAAGAATTGATCGAAGATACTGAATTCGAAATCCCAGATAAAGTTCAAGGAGATAATAAGCTTTTTAGCTTTATTGAAGAGAATCAAGATCTGTGTGATTTTTTGGTTACTTATTTTAAGAATGCTATTGGTGAGGTTTCATGAAGTTCTATGATTTGTACAACAAACAAAGGAACTTAAAAAACCCCAAAAAGTATTTAATAGATTGGACTGCTGGAAGCAGGAGTAAATTTCAAAAAGGTGTAAAAGATTTCTTAATGCCTTATTGGGAACATGATATTGTTTTCGAGGAGTTCCGAATAGTAGGTACGAGATTGTCCCTTGACTTTTATAATGCTAATAAAAAAATAGCTATTGAAGTCCAAGGTGGTCAGCACATTAAATATGTAAAGCATTTTCATGGTAACAGGTTAAAGTATGTTGATCAATTAAAAAGGGACAAAAAAAAGCTAGACTTCTGCGAAATCAATAATATAAACCTCGTAGAGATTTACCCGCAAGATGTTGTCAATGCATCTTTCTTTGAAGACCAAGAAATTTATTTATGAACCAAGACGAAGACGCTCCAGAATTTGAATTGCCAGAAAATTTGCTAGAAAAACTTTATGAACTCTCAGGAGGGTCAGACAAATACAAAGGTTTTATTTTATGTAACTGTAGCGAGAATGGCTCTCCCACTATTTTTACAAAGTTTGATTCTACCGTTGTAGAATTAGGGTTAAGGAAAACTCTTGAGCAGTGGTTACTTAGCAACGAAAGCAATAAAGAAGATTACAATGATCTATAACTACGAACTCGAAAAACAATTACTCGCAGGTCTTTTGAAAGACCCCAGCATGCTGGTTGAGATTAATAATTTTGTTAGCCCTAAAGATTTTTACTCAGAGAATACAGCCCTTCATGGGACTATCTTCAGGGTAATTCAGCAAGCTATTAATGCTGGGGATGAAGTAGATGAAGTTATTATTGCTCAAAGAGTTAATGACGTTGGATTGAATTTTGAAGGTATCACACCAGCGGAGTATATCAAGTCTCTTGGTATGCGTAAAGTACCTGCTGGTAATGTAATTAAAACAGCTAGGGAATTAAAGAAGTATACGATTCGTCGTGAGATCATGGACTCCTCTCAGGAGATATCCAAAAAGATGAAGGCTATGCCTCCAGAGTCTTCTTATCGCGAGATTGTAGAGATTGCTGATAATGTTTACAACTCTAGAATCAATCTGTATGAGATTGGAAATGATGTTCCGACAAACATCTATGATGAGATGGAGGATGTCATTGAGGAGCTTGGTAACAATCCTGTTACTGAGTTTGGAATGATGGGGCCACACAAAAAGATAAATGATATTTATGGATCACTTTTGAGACCCGGTAATATTACAGTTGTTGTAGCTCGTTCAGGAGTTGGTAAAACCCAGTTCTGTATGGATTACGCTAGCAAAGTTGGAGATGAATATGGTGTGCCAATTCTCCATTTTGATAATGGCGAGATGAGTAAACAAGAACTGATGATGCGTCAATGCGCGGCTTTATCTGGAGTCCCCATGCATTTACTTGAGAGTGGTAAATGGAGACAAGCTGGACAGGATGTAGTCCAGAAAGTTCAGTCTGTCTGGCCCAGAGTAAAAAAGCTAAAGTTCTATTACTATAATGTCGGCGGCATGGATGTGGATGCTATGATTAATTCACTTAAAAGATTTTACTTTTCTCAGGTGGGCCGAGGGAACCCAATGGTTTTCTCTTTTGATTATATCAAGACAACAAGCGAAGCTAGCAACAAAAACGAATGGCAGGTTGTTGGGGAGATGGTAGACAAGTTTAAGAAGTGTATCCAAAAAGAGATTCTGGTGGACGGTCTACCAATTATACCGATGATCACTTCTGTTCAGTCTAATAGAAGTGGTATCACAAACAACAGAAATTCTCAAAACATCATTGATGATGAAAGTGTTGTTAGTTTATCAGATCGAATCACCCAGTTCTGTTCCCACATGTTTATTCTTCGCAAGAAGACAGAAGATGAAATTGAATTAGAAGGTCAAAGATTTGGTACGCATAAATTGATCAATGTAAAATCTCGACACTTAGGTCAAGATATTGCTGGTGCAATTGAACCTATTCAAGTTGATGACTCATTGCGTAGGAATTTTATTAACTTAAGTTTTCATAATTTCAATATTACTGAATGCGGAGACTTGAGGGATATTGTAAGAGTGAGGAATGGAGATGAAGATTTAGCACAAGATGGACACGAAACAGCCCCAGACTTCAGTTAGTGTAGAAGACTATCAGTCGATACTTGAATCTTTAGGTTACAACCTTATTGATTCTGGAGATCATTGGAGAACCAAAGCTTTGTATAGAGAGGGTGATAACACTACAGCGGTAAAGATTTACAAAAACACTGGGGTCTGGATGGATTTTGTAGACAATAAAGGGTGTAAACCTTTTGAGGCTTTAGTTAAATTAACAACAAATGATCAAAGCATGTTCTCAGACATTCTTGAAAAGATCAAAAAAGAAGGCCCACTTAACCACGTAAAAGTAGATAAAATTCAAATGGAAAAAACTTACTCGGAAGATGTTTTGTCTAAACTATTCCCTAATTATAAATTTTACTCAGATAAAGGAATCTCAGAAGCGACACAAAAGTGCTTCAAGGTGGGGTTAGCTGGTGTTGGTAAAATGTACAGGCGAATGGTCTTCCCTATTTATAACGAGCATAAACAGATCATTGGTTTCTCTGGTCGCAAGATTGACGATAATAACGATTACCCTAAATGGAAACACATAGGCAAAAAGACTACTTGGGCTTATCCTGCTCATGTTGAAGGCAATGAGTGTGATTCTGAGATTGAAAGAACCTCTCAGGTCATTCTCGTAGAGAGTATTGGTGATGCTATGGCTCTATATGATCAAGGTGTTAAAAATGTTTTAGTTCTATTTGGTTTATCAGCTAGCCCCAGCATTATTAACTACCTTTCCAGTAAAGTTCGCGAAGATATCTTCATCTCTACCAATAACGATTCGAATTCTTAAGAAAACAGGGGTTTAATTGCAGCAATAAAAAATTATTTAAAACTATCCCTGCACTTTGATTTGGATGTTTTGACAATCAAACTTCCAGAAAAAGGAAATGATTTTGGAGAATGTCACCAAAATGGTTATAATATCAATAAGTGGTTGGATAAGGAACTCAATCAAGAAGATCAACGTAAATTTATAGCCGACTTTGTATCTAAGAATAAATATTCTTTTACTAAAACGGAAATAAAAACAGCAAGTAAGATAGATGGATAATCCTAAAACAGCTCTCTCGGCAAGTAGAATTAAAACCGTAGAGGGTTGTTCTTGGCTATACTGGTGCAAATATAAATTAAAACTTCCAGACGCTAGTAATGATGGAGCTAAAAGAGGCTCTATTTGCCACTTAATTTTCGAACTCTTAGGAGAAAAGAAAAGAAAAAAATATTTCAATAAGATTATTAAATCTCAAGATGTTTTCGCCGTCCCTTCTATTAAGCGGCTCATTATGAAACACGCTATTCGTGAAGGTGTAGATGATGATGAAAATATTGAATTAATCAAAGAAATGACGTATAATGGATTGAATTACGATTTCTTTGGTAATGACCTTAAAGGACTCACAGAAGGGCTTTCTGAACAAGATTTTGATCTCGTTAAAAACGAAGGCGATGTACGGTATAGGATTCGTGGTTTTATTGATAAGCTTTTTCTTTATAAGGG